GACTCAAGGTGCCGCGTTAGGTGCTGTTAGTAATATTTTAGGCGGTTGATGATGAGTTTTTTTAATAAAACCATGAGTTCTGCTAACCATAAAACTAGGGCATATGAGATATACATGAATTCCCCCGATAGAGCAACAGATAGACCTAGAGTGGGGTATCCTGTTCCCATGGATGGTTACAAAAATCAACCAAAGAAACCTCTCAGTTACGATGAGAGGCAACTAGAAAAGAAAAGAAAAGATAGAATCCGAAAGAACAAGAGAAACTCTAGGGGTCGTAGTCAAACTCAAGGTGCTGCATTAGGTGCTGTTAGTAATATTCTAGGTGGTTAGCAATGAATAAAATGGTTGATAACATACTCGCTCAGTTCGAGTACAACAAAAGTAAACGCGTTAATTGGGAATCTTATTGGAGTGAGATTGCTGATTATTTCCTGCCTACATTTTCGGGTGATTGGTCATTAGGTAGTACGATTAATGAAATGAATGTGGGGGAGAGGAAAGGGGGGAAGCGTTACAATTCCCAGCCTATTTTGGCACTCTCTCGGTTTGTTGGTATTGCCGACGGGCTACTCACTCCAGTTGATAAGAAATGGCACACTCTAAAGCCTAGAAACCCTGAACTACTAGAGGATAAGGCTGTAAAAGACTGGTTCTACAATGTCAACCAACTTCTATTCGACTACAGGTACAACCCCGGTAGTAACTTTGCAGAGCAAAACAACATGCGTTGGGAGCAGATGGGTGCCTTTGGTACTGGGTTGCTATTCATTGATTCGGATAGGAAAAATACCATACGCTATAAATGTATTAATTTGAAAACTGTAACACTTGGTCAGAACCACCAAGGGATTGTTGATAGGGTTGACCGTGTGTTACACTTATCTCTACTTGATATCGTTGATAGTTTTGGTAAGGCTCATATACCTGAAATGCTACTTCAGACATTAGATAATGTAGAATCCGCAAACAAAAAACATAAGGTATTGCATACGGTAATGCCTTCTCCTGATAAAAACAAAAATAAAAACAAAGATAAAAACAAAGATGAATATGCCAGTTATTATATTCTCATAGAAGATAAAGTACTATTGAGTCAAGGTAAATTCAATACCTTCCCTTACTCCGTTAGTCGTTATAACACCGCCCCTGATGAAGTTTTCGGTAGAGGGTTAGCAATGCAATGCCTCGACGATGTAATTAACTTAAATGGCTTTAGTGAAGATGTCAGTCTTGCCATTGAGAAAGCCGTCAAGCCGACCATACTAACGAAGGATGACAGTATGGCTGATAACGGTATTATTGATATGGCTCCTAACAATGTTATTAATGGCGGACTGGACTTTAATGGTAACCCAACATTAAAACCGTTCAGCGATGGTGCTAGAGTTGACTTAGGTGCTGCACAAATTGATAAACTCGAGGCAAGGGTGAATGAGACTTTCTTAATCACATTGTTCCAAATAATGGTCGATACACCTCGTATGACTGCCACCGAGGCTTTGATACGGGCTCAAGAGAAAAGTATGCTATTAACCCCCCTGTTGGTAAGACAACAGAACCAATCACTGAGCCCTCTAGTAGAAAGAGAATTATCCATATTAAAGGACGCTGGTTTACTACCTGATTTCCCCATAGGCGTTGATAGTACATACGATATCGCATTCGAAAGCCCCGTTAATAAAATGCAGGACTCAGAGGAACTTGTAAACTTGAATAAGGTTATTCAGACTCTCTTGCCACTAGTTCAGAATGACCCTGACGCATTCAATGTCATAGACATGGCTAAGTTGACAAAAATGGCATTGACTGCCGCTAACATACCTAGCGTAGTGCTCAAGAGTGATGAGCAGGTGGCTAAAGAGGCTGAGGCTAAAGCACAACAACAACAAGAGCAAGGTGCCCAAGAAGCGGCACTCAATGTCTCACAGATTATTAAAAATACAGGAATGGACGGCACAAATGTATAAACTCACAAAAGACGACAGGGTAGTACTATACAATAAGGTGTTCGGTACAGATGAAGGTAAAATAGTGCTGGAGAATATAATGGAAATCTGCGGTGTAAATACGGTAAGTGCCGATTTATTAAACCCAAACATTACTTATTATAATGAGGGTGCTAGAGCAGTTGGAATAAAGATTAAAACAATTTTAAACAAAAAGGAGATACAAAATGTCAGAGTCAAATGATGATGGTGCACAAGGCACATGGTACGGGGATGTAAGTGCAGATACAATAGGCGATATCGAAACCAACAAGTGGAGCGGGGTCGAAGATGTTGTGAAAGGCTACAACGACTTGAAGGCACAAGGTAGTGATTTTAAAGTTCCTGACGGTAGTAATGCCGATGACATGAATGACTTTTACGATAAGTTGGGTAGACCAGAAACTCCAGATGATTACGGTTTTGATATTGGTGTCCATGACCAAGAAGGCTCATATAAAGCCTTCAGAGAATCTGCACATAAACACGGACTTACTGAAGCACAGGCAGAAGGAATGTATAAAGACGGAGACACTCTTGCAAAGGAATACCAATCAGAAATGGAAGCAAGTGTCAAAGAACAAAATGAGAAGACTTTGGGCGAGTTAAAGCAGGAGTGGGGTAAAGACTATGATAATAGGATAGGAGACGCCCGTAAAGCATTTAAAGACATGGGGCTTGAAGAAGATGTTGCTGAAGAAGTCGGTAAACTACTTGGTGTAGGCAACACCGTAAAGTTATTCGACGCTTTAGCCAATGGCTCAAAAGAACACAAGTTCTTAGATGATGGTGGTACTACTGGTAGTACAAAGGAGGCAATCAAAGATGAAATTTATGAAATTACGCACAGACCTGAATACATGGATGATACTAAGAATAAACTCTTGGTAAAGCGAGTTACAAAACTTTATGAACAGTTAGTCCCCGATAAGTAAGCAATATTGTATAATAGGGTTGTTATTCAGATTTAGGCGGTAGTCGGTTACTATCTAAAGGTGATGAACAGCTAGATGTGATTTGCATATTTAGGCTTTAGTCGGTTACTATCTAAGGCGATGAACAACTAAAAAAAATTAAAAAGGAAAAACTTAATTTTTTAAACAATAGGAGATAGAAATGCCACTTATAACAGAAGCGTTTAACACGCAGGCAACAGGAGCGTTGGAGTTACTTCTCCAGCAAGAAAATTCATTACTTAGAAACCATGTACAGGTGCAGATGATGCAGGGTTCGGATTCTACCGTAATTAACCAAATTGGAGATGTAACCGCAACTGTATTAACGGGTCGCCATCAGGATACCGTTTGGGGGAACATTGACCACTATGTCCGCCATGCTCACCCTGATACTTATCAAGGCACCGCATTGTTATCAACTGTTGACGAACTCAAGACGATGATTCGACCAACGAGTGAGTACATGAAGGCAATTGCTGGTGGTATTGGTGTTGCGACAGATAAAGAAATTATTCGTGCTGCACTTCAGCCTGCAATGACAGGCAGAGAAGGTACTACTGCAGTTGCTCTACCTGCTAGTCAAAAGATTGCAAATGGTAGTACAGGACTGACTTTGACCAAGTTAAGACAGGCAATGCTTCGGTTTAGACGGGCTAAAGTAAATACCAAAAAAACAAAACTGTATATTGTTGTTGACCCTGAACAAATTGATAACATGCTCGGTACTGTTGAAACCACAAGTGCAGATTTCAACCAAATCAGAGCATTGATATCTGGTGATTTGAGTTACTTCATGGGATTCAACTTTGTGCAGACAACAGAACTAACTAAGTCTGCACGCATCCGTAATTGTTTTGCTTATGCTGCGGGCGGGATTGTTCTTGGAGACTGGGAACAAGTACAGTTCACGGCTGATAGATTACCGACTGTAAACAATGAGATTGGTGTTATAGGTCGACAGACTCTCGGTGCAACACGCACAGAAGAGAAAAAGGTTGTACAAATTGATTGCCAAGAGACTACGGCTTAATTAAAACGAGGAGATTCGAAAATGGCTAAACATGATAATATTAAAGCAAAAGACGATGAGTTGACAGAAACTCAGAAAGAACTCATCGCTAAGGTGGACGCAGAAGCACAGGCT